TTACTTGGTCTTGGCAGTGTGCGTATGCGTACCCGTGGGATTTTCCGTGGCAGTTTTCGTCGCGCGGTCAGCATAAGCATTGCTTGATGCTTCCAGCGCGGCGCGCAGATCGTCCTTCGTGATGTGCGCGTAGCGGCTCGTCGTGGCGATCTCGGTGTGGCCGAGCAGCCGCTGGGTGGCTTTCAGGTTTCCTGTGGCGCGCATCAACCTCGTGGCGGTCGTGTGTCGCGTATCGTGGAACCGGAAATCTTCGATGCCCGACTTCTCCCGCGCGCGCCGCCAGGCCGTCTTGAAGCCTTCAATCGTGATCGGATAGCGCTGGCCCTTCTTCTGCCGCTCACGGGGGCGTTTGCAGATATAGGTGAAGACAGCCGTTTTGTGGTCGTCCTTCAGGCTCCAGAGAAGGCGATACATCTCTTCCGTCATCGGAATTGTTCGCGTGCGGTCGCCTTTGCCAAGGACAGAGAACTCACGGTTGAAGAAATCGACGCGTGACCAAGTCAAACCGACGATCTCCGCGCGCCGGCAACCGGACAGAAAAGCAAAGCGAAGGGCAGGGGTATAGTCATCGCGCATGGTCTCGAAGAGCGCTGTCTCTTCCTCCGGTGACGCTTCGCGCACGCGCTCCTGCGCCTCGGGAAGCCAGTGCTCGCTCCATTCTATGTCCTGTACGGACTGCTTCCAGATTTTCTTCGCGCGTCGAAGGATGGCGCGCATCGGCTCGCATACGGCACGGTTAACGGTGGCGCTGCTCGGCAGATGCGGCGGGCTGGTGAGCTTTCCGTCCCTGTTGCGAAACTCCACCGGCTCAGAGCGTCGGCGGGCCACTGCGCGGGCAATGGTGCTGTCGTCGATCAGGGATATGGGGGTCTTCTTACCGATCACTGCCTGAAGCCAGGCGAGATATCGCTCCTGGTCGATGTGGTCGGCTCTGAACTGGGCTTTCTCCTCCCACCAGAGCGAGCTAGCGGTGAGGAAGGTCATCGGGGCGGAGCGCTCGGCGGCTTCCGCCTTTATCTGCCTTTTGAGCCCGTCTTCGAGCTTTTCAGCTTCGCGTTTCGTCGTGCAGTCCGTCGAGCCTGAAAATCGATGCCCACGACAGCGGAAGTCGTAGCTGTAGACCTGTGAGCCGGGGCGCTTATAGACGGACATGCGGTCTTTTTCCTCGCCATGATGAATGCCGCGATATCGATCGGGTCATACCTGCGGGTGGCCCGCTCGCCGCGGCCGATGTTTACAAACGGGATTTCACCATCAGTCGTGAGATCACGCAACTGTCGGCTCGATATGCCGAGTTGCGCTGCGGCTTCGGCCGGTGTCATGAGGGCCATCGGAATGTTCCTCCCGGATCAAATTGAAAGAACAGAGCGAAGGTCACAGCAATCCTCGACAATTGTGCTCTGCTGCCTGCTGACAGTCCGGGCAGATGTGCACGAAGCCCTGTTTGGGCTTGCGGTCGGCGACCTTTGGAACAGTGCCGAAGAGCTCGGCCGTGCCTTCGCCGTTTGCCGGGTCGACCTTAGCCTTCACAATGCGCCAGCCGGCGGTTCGCGCGTCGGCGATCATCACGTCGAAATCGTCGCGGGCGTAGGTGTTGGGGTAGCTGGCCGGGCAGTGGTCGCAGGTGACCTGTGTGCGGCCATCATGGGTTTCGATGGTCATAATGCAGGCACCTCCCATGCCTGGGGCATTTCACCGTGTTCGCAGCCATCAAGCGTGCGACCGGAAGCCTTTTTGCCCATACGGATCATCTGGAAGCCGTCATCAAACACGTGGCCGATATGCTGCGAAGCAGGTGCGCCTGCGGCGGTAGTCCATTCGCCCCATTGCTTGAAGAAGAAAGCAGCGTTGGAAGCTGCGCACTGATCACGAAGCGAGCGCACCCATTCCGGATGCATGGGACGGGCGGCGCTGCCGCTTTCCCCGCCGGCAATCACCCAATCCAGTGTCGGGTGCATGTCGCCCTTGGTCGGGATGGTGTCGAGGTAATACCAGTCGAGGAAAGACTCTTCCCATTCCTCTTCGGTGTCGCGCCAGTTTTCCAGTTCCTCTGCCCATGGTGTGGGATTGAGCGCATCTATTGTTCCTTCGCCGACTTCCATCGATGTCAGGTCTAGTGGCCCGAGCAGCGGTTCGGCGGAGACGAAGCGCACTGCCGCGCGCGCTTGCAGCAGATCGGGTATGCGTTCGACGGCTCTGGTCTGATCCTCAACCGAGACACCCAGCCAGACGTTCGGCAGCGGCAAATGTGGCCAGCGCGTCAGCGCCCTTGGGAGTTTCAGAGACGCTGCGACGATCTGATGCTCGCGAATGTGAAGATACTCCCGCATGCGCCGCGCGCGCTTCGTCAGCACCTGGAATGTGTGCTCCGGGCATAGCGCCATGACGGCAAAGATCTGATCGATCCATTCGTCGGGCACGCTTTCATGAAACAGGTCGCCATGAGCGCACACGAAAACCATGCGCGGCCTTTTCCAGTGCAGCGGCTGTTCAAGCCACTCGCGGTTGAACCGAACCTGCGCATTCCAGACCGGCCCTGCCTTGCTGGGGCTGGTGAGACCTTTCCGGGAAGGAGTGTGTTTCAGGCGGGTGCCGGCGAGCTGCATGGCATAGCAGTTCGTGCAGCCGGGAGAGACGACAGAGCAACCGGTGATCGGGTTCCATGTTGCATCGGTCCATTCAATTTTCGTGCGATCAGCCATGGGCTTCCTCCCGGATCGGCCTGCGGCCTGTTCTGATGTCGTCAATGAAGGATTTCGCGCCGGCCAGATCGGTGATCGCGATGTAGCCGCGGTCGACCATTTCGCCGCCGAGCAAGAACTCGGCCAGTGCATCAGGCCGTGCAGGCGGGGTGTAGCAGTGCGCTACGCGGTTCAGCGCGCCCTGCAGAAAAAGGACGTGGCGCTGACGCCTGGTCAGCGGCGGCGGCTGCGCAGCCATCACATTCCCCAATCGTTCTTGTCTGAAAGGAAATCGTCGGCGCCGGTGTGGCGCTCGCGGCGTTTCAGGGTGATGATCAGCGCTGCGACAAGGCAAAGACCGAACGCTGCGCCGGCGAGGATGGGGGACATGACGCCGCCCTCATCACGTGGTCGCGTAGATGAGCGGCAGGCCGACGCCATAGGCGAAGGCCAGCGCCATCATGGCCGCGCGCTCGATGCGGCGGCGCGCCAGAAAGGCGAGGGCGGCTTTCATGCCGCCCGCCTCTGCGACAGGGCATTGGCGAGGTCGCGGGCCTCGACGCCGTGTTTGTCGATATCAGCTGCGGAAAAGCCCTCAAGGGAAAGGGCGTCGCGGTCAACCGTGCGCCCGCCGCCCTGAATAACCAGCATGGCGTCGGCCATGAGCTTCACGGGGTTGGTCTCGATGTGGGCGGCTTCCGTGGCCGAAATGTCGGCCTTCTGAAACTGGATCATTGCATCTCTCCGTTCGGGTGGCCCCAAGGCGGGCCGTACCGAGCGGAGGGGATCGCTCGATACGGCCTTGGGTGGGGAACGAAGAGGATAATATGCGCAAACGGATATTAATCAAACAAAAAAATGCGCAAACGGATACACTCCTTCGAATTGGCGGATAATTGCGCATAAGGTTGGCCACTCCTCTCTGGGGTGCCTCTTATTCGTCTTCCTCATCCAGGTCATCGATCTCGATCAGGCCAGCGCCTATGCCCCAATCCAGTATGATCGCGTTGACGGCTTCGTCACGGCTCATCTCGTTCGCTTTCGCGAATTCGTCAGCCAGGTCCGCTACTTCTGAAATGAGGGTGATGTCACCGGCTTTGACAAGCTTGCCTTGAAGTCGAAGAGCCGCGCGCCGCAACAATACCTGGATCTCGATAGGCGTGAAGTCGTGCAGCGTGTCGGCTGCTTTCAGCAGTTCGTCAGCGAGCTTGTCAGTCATGGCTCGTCGCCTTCATTATTCAAGTCGTCGATCTCTATGAGCCCCATACTGATTGCCCAGTCGCGGAGAGCCAGATTGGCGGCATCGTCACGCGGTATGTCATGGGTCGCTGCGAACTCATCAATCACCCGAGAAATTTCTCGCTCGAGAATGGTGGTCCCGGATGGTTGGGTGCGATTGCCTATGCGCAATGAGGCACGGCGAAGCAAAGCCTGTATTTCTGAGAGCGCTACGTTTTCGATGTTGTCGGCCGCTTCTAGGAGCTTGGCAGCGAGCTTGTCAGTCATGGGCTCCCGTCTTCCTCCCGAATGCGCTCCCACTCTTCCGGCGTCAGCGCGGCCTTAAGAACGATGTCGACCTCCGGCATGAGGCTTTCCCACATTGGCCGGCCTTCGAACTTCGTGTTCTCTGGCAAGCCACGGGACGTACACAAAGCGCGGGCAGCGCGTTCGCGCGGAGGTTTGGGCTTTCTCATGACAGTTCTGCTATTCTATGCCCTCAGTTTAAGCTGTCCCTGTATGCCGCCTTGGCGCTCAACCTTCCGCGCTGCCGACGGTGGTAGGATTGCGAAAATCTCTCCGATCCATTCGAGATGCACGTCGTACATCTCCTCGGCATTCCATGAGATCAGATTCACGCCGCCGTTGCTGCCGCGTGTGATGGTTTTGATGAACCGTTTCCCATCTGCCGTCCGTACAGCTGCCTGAAGGCCGTAAAATGCCTCGATTGGCTTCTGTTGTTCCCGGTAGACGATGATGATCGTGCCTTCGCGCATATAGGGAAGCATCGAAGTGCCTCTGACAGTAAAGGCGATCAGATCATCAGGGACATGGAACGGCACATGAACTTGGTCGATGCCTTCCGGCGGCACCTGCTCGAAGTCTGGCATTACCTCTGACCCCGCGCCGACGAAGCCCATGACTGGCACTGCCATGCCATCAGCCGAAGGTTTTGGCGCTTCCACTAAGCTGTCGAATGCTGCGTTGATGGCGTCGCGGCGATGCCCTTCGGGTTCGGATCCACTTAGCCATCTGTTCACCGTGGATTGCGACACATCGAAATGCTCTGCCACCTTCTGCTGTTTCCAGCCGGTGGCTTTCATGATTGCTCGTATCTTCTGTTCCATTGTCATGGCTCGGACGTTAGGCAACGGGGCGGATAAAGAAAAATCCGCTTGCGCATAAAAGAAGCTTGATAAATATCCGTTTGCGCATAGTATGCGCCCCTATGAACGCGATCCGGTACATCCGCAAAGAGATATTTGATGCAACCCAGGTGGAGTTTGCTGCGCTCATTGGCGTGACGCAGGCCAGCGTCTCTCGCTGGGAGAGGGATGTGTCGCCTTCGCTTGACGATATGCGAAAGATCAGGCTGGCGGCTGTCCAGAGAGGTATCGATTGGGATGACGGGTGGTTCTTCCAATCGCTGGAAAAGCCGACTCCGGAGGCCGCCGAATGACCGCGCTTCGTCAACACTGTTCCTCCCAAGACCGCGTTTCCGACCTCCTCCCCGGAAATGTGGCACTGGCCGCGCCTGCGGGTTTCGGGGCTCGTTTCCCGGAAGGCGCAGCCTCCAATTCCATTCGCGTTTCGCCGGCCATGATGATCCTGCTCCAGGCGGTTGCCGCCTATGAGAGGTTCGCCAGTGTCGACGCGTTGATTGCCGACATGGCCGCCGAGCGCGCCAGGGCTGCGGGAATTCCGCGCCTTCTGCGCGCCGTGTGCGACCTTGAGGCCGGCGCAGCAAACCAGTTTCAGCAGGGTGGGGAAGCGGTATCCCACTTGGTTCATACTCAAGAGGTCGGCAGTTCGAATCTGCCCCCTGCAACCAGCCATACCCCTGAGAGCGAGAAGGGGCCGGAGGGCGTGCCTCGGGGCGCTCTCCGGTCGCCGCCATAGGCTGATGATTTCGCGGTTGTCTGGTTTCTGTTCCATGCCCGCACCCTGACAGCACCAATCCATTCCCGCCACGGGAAACGACGCCGGGTTTTCCCGGCGCGGGAAAGCTTTTGCCCGGAGAAAACCCATGATCCCGAACGCCAATGCCCGCCACTACCGCATCAAGGCCGCGCAGCGCGACATGATTTCCGCCGCCGGCGGCATCGAACGCGTGGCCGAAATCGTCGGCTACTCGAAATCGACCGTGGGCCGCTGGAACAATGGCGACAGCCCGGACCTGATGCCGCTGGATGCGCTTATTTCGCTCGAGTCCGAAACCGGCATGCCGGTGATGACAACCGCTCTGGCGGAGCTTTCCGGGCGGCGACTCTCCGACCCGAAGGAGGTGGCGGACGCCGAGGCCGACATCATGCGCGGTTATGCGGGCCTTTGCAGCAAGGCGGGCGAGATGATGGCGATGATGGCCGAGGCCATGTCTGACGGGAAAATCACCCCGGCAGAGGCCACGGCCTATGACCGCCGCCTGAGCGAGCTGGAAGACATTCTCTCCGCATGCCGCAGGCAGGCTGCCAGCGTGCGCGGGGCAGGCGGGTTCTCTGTGGTGAGCGGGGGCGCGGGATGATCCGCTCCGTCGAAGACATGGTGCAGGCGCGCAATGCGCCGGAAGCGCCTGCTGGTGTGGCCGGCGGGCGCAGCCTTTTGGAGATCGAAGGGGCTGGCTGTCTCTTTCCCGTGCGGCGTGAGCCGGGCACCACGTTTTTCTGCGCTGCCGCTGTTGAACCCGAGAACTGGGCCGGCGGCAGGCAGCACAGCCGCTATTGCACGTTCCACCGCGACTATCTCGCCCACTGCGAAAGCGTGGCGGAGGAGGCGGCATGACGGCGGCGCGCGCATGGCGGGCAGCGGCTTTTGCCGTGCTCCTGTTCTGTCTCCTGCTGCTCTGGCTCGCCGCCATCACGCCGAGGGCCGGCTGATGCGCAGCCAGGAGAAAAGCCCAAACCTGATCCTGCCCGGAACCGCGCTGGCGAAGCGTGCGCCGGATGACGCCGCGCGCATGGACGTGGAGCGCAATCTGCCTGTGCGTGATGCGCTGCTGCGCATTCAGCGGCGTCTACGTGACACGTATCGGGCCTCAACCGATGGAGAAAGCCATGAGACTTGAGACGACCGCAGGCGCGCTCAAAGGCGCGATGGATTTGATGGCGCGTGTGGTTCCGAAACGGGCAACCACGCCTTTGCTCGAAACCGTGCGCTTTGACGGCGCGACCCTGCGCGCCTCGAATCTGGTGGACTATGCAGAGGTCGACCTGTCCTGTGTCCGGGCCGAGGGCAAGGCGGCGGTTGATTTTCGTCCGCTTGCGGCGCTCGTTCGGCATATCGCGGATGGCGACACGATCCGCCTCGATGCCGGCGCACAGGGCGCGAGCCTTTCGTTCTCCGGCGGTCGGTATGACCTGCCGACCGTCGAACATGGTGAGGTGTCGCTCAACGCAACGTGTGACCGACCTGTCAATATCCGGCCCAAGGCGTTCCTGCGCGGCCTTCATTTTTGCTCGCCGTTCATCAGCACCGAGGCAACCAGATACTACCTGAACGGCGTCTGCATCGATGGAGGCAAGATGCTCGCCACGGATGGGCATCGGCTCGCCGCGTATCAGGTTGGCGATGACGGGGCCGACCATGGCCGGCCGATCATCGGGCGCAGCACGGTAGGTTTGCTCGCTAGCCTTCCCGGATTGAGCGCCATGCTCCTGAACGATGGTGCGACGGCCGCCGAGTTTTCGTTGCCCGGCATGCGGCTGCAAAGCCGGCTGATCGACGGGTCTTTTCCTGACTGGCCGCGTGTCGTGCCCCCGATGGAGCGAACGACGCAAAAGGTCACAGTGGAGCGGAAAGCCTTCCAGCGTGTGCTGACCCGGCTTCAATCGGTGATCTTATATGGTGGTGTCCGCGCTGTGTCGCTGGCTTTCGATGCGGACCGGCTTGCGCTTTGTGGCGTCGGGTCGCCAAACGAGATCGTGGGCCGCGAGTATGTCGACGCTGCCGTAACCTCCGGCGTCTCGGGTGAGTCCGTTGTCGAGTTCAATCCGCGCTATCTGCGTGACATCGTGCGCGCGTTCGATGGCGACGAAATGCTCACGTTTCATGTTGCGGACGAAGACTCGCCCATACGGGTGACAGGTGAGGGGTCGCGTTTCGCCGTGCTGATGCCCTTGCAGCCGTGGATAAAGGAACGCGCCTTAGACGCGCTGCACTCCTGGCCTCGCGAGCAGAGGGCAGCCTGATGGAGCATGATCCGTGGAGCCCGCGCGGGCCGGCACGTGAACGGCCCGGCGCAAAGATGGTCGCTGAATCCGATGAGGCCAGCGGCCCGCAGACCGTTGCCGCTGGCCAGCTGCGTGCGTTCGTCGAGCGGATCGAGCGGGTGCAGGAAGATATCGACGCGCTGAGCGACGACAAGAAAGAGATCTTCGCCGAGGCCAAGTCGATGGGCTTCGACACCAAGGCTCTGCGCAGCATCGTGAAGATGCGGAAACAGGATCCGGCAGAGCGGCAGGAAGCCGAGGCGATGATCGATCTCTACAAGGCCGCACTGGGGATGGAGTGATGAAGTATCAGCTCCTGCCTCCGCTCTCCGACGAAGACTTTGCAGCGCTCGAAGCCTCGATCATCGAACATGGTGTGCTTGTGCCCGTCGAGTATGACGAAGAGGGCAACATTCTCGACGGGCACCATCGTGTGCAGGTCTGTGAGAAGCTGGGCCTGGCCGACTGGCCGCGCTTTGTGCGGCGCGGCCTTGATGAGCTCGAAAAACGGTCTCTGGCGCGCGAACTGAATGTCTCGCGGCGGCACCTCACCAGCGCGCAGAAGCGTGACCTGATCGAAGGACAGCTTCGCGACACGCCTTCGATTTCGTCGCGGGCTGTGGCTGCGATGCTGGGCGTCGACCACAAGACGGTTGGCAAGGTGCGCGGCAGGCTGGAGAAGGCCGGGGAAATTCCCCAGTTCGAAGAGGTCGAGGGGCGCGACGGCAAAAACAGGCCTGCGCGGCGGACGATCAAGACGGCTTTCATGCCGGAGCCGGAAAACCGGCGCGAGCTGGCCAAGGTGGCGAAGCTCTTGCGGGCCGAAGAGCAGAAGACCCGCCATTCGGTGCGCCTTGCGCATATGGAAATGATTGCCGAGCGCGGGGCCAGCACCGCGCCGGAGAAGGTATCCAGGCTGTATCCGGTGATCTACGCGGATCCTGCATGGCGGTATTCGGTTCGCTCCGAAGAGACGGGGCGCGAGAAAAGCGCGGAAAACCATTACCCGACCATGCCAACGGAAGAAATCTGCGGCCTGCTTGCGAAGCTGGGCGGCGTGGCCGCGCGGGACGCGGTGCTCTTTCTATGGGCGACCAATCCCATGTTGCTGGATGGCCTGCGGGTCATCCAGGCATGGGGCTTCACCTATGTTCACCACTGGATCTGGGACAAGGAAGTGGCGGGCACCGGCTACTGGGGCCGTGATCGGCATGAGCTGCTGCTGATCGGCAGGCGCGGTGATGCTGTCGCTCCGCTGCCCGGAACGCAGCCTGAGACCGTTCACCGCGAGCGGAAAGGGCGGCATAGCGCCAAGCCGGAATTCTTCGCTGAGACAATCGAGCGGCTTTACCCGGATATGGCGCGGATAGAGCTGTTCTGTCGGTCGCCGCGAGCGGGCTGGGACGCCTGGGGCTTTGAGGCGGGGGAGGTGGCGGAATGACCGACACCATGCTCCCGATTCTGCGCCAGATGCATGACGCCGAGGATAACCGTGCGCTCGCGCTGCTGCTGCTGGCTGCGCCGGACATGATCGTGAGCAAGTATCAGGGCGTCATCCGGAAGATCTGCCGCAAGCGGCAATTTGAGCCGGGCGAGGCCTATCTCGAACTCCGGCTCAACGCCATGCGCTCGGTGCGGGACGGGCAGGGGCGCTTGAAGCCCGCTGTTGCCGACGCGCTTGCCGAGTTCGGCGCGCAGCTTGGCGCATTTGCTAGCGGGGGTCGGACATGACGGCGCCTATCGACAAAATCGACGGCATCAAGAAGCGGCTGGCCGGTGTGGTCGGCCAAGTGCTCATGGAAGAGGTCGAGAAGCTGCGCGTTCCTGCGCCGCGCGTCGTCGTGCGCAAGGCGGATGAGGAGGTCATGAACGCCTGTCGTCAGGTTGGCAAAGCGTTCGACCGGCTGCAGCAGGCAAAGTTTTCCGGCGGGCCGGAAGTTCGCGCGCGCAGGAACCTCGAAGCGGCGGCGCGGCGGCTGAAAACCGTGATGACCAAGCACGGGAGGTTCCCGTGAGTGAGGAAATGCAACGCCTTCAGACAGCCCGCGACAGGCTTGCGCGGATCCAGCCTGCGCGCTGGCACCGCTCCATGGATGATCATGGCGAGTTTCTGGAAGCGCGGGATGAGCACGGCGAGTTTGTCGAGCTGGCGCGGTTCACGCCGCGCGCGACGTTTGACGAAATCGCCTTCATCGCCGACGCGCCGGAGATGGCCGGTTTCCTGCTCGGGCTGGTGGATCGCGCCATAGAGAAGGCGCGCAGGGGCGCGGCCAAGCGCCAGCAGGCTGAGCCGGCCCGGCAGGACGCGCCGCGCGACTTTGCCGCCGAGGCAACCATGAAATGCGATGAGCCCGCCTTCCGCCGCTTTCTGGCGGAGCAGCACGGGCTGGAACTGCCGCTGACGAAGGACCGCGCGGTGGTGAAGCTGCGCTCGATCCTCGCGATCACCTCGCGGCGCGAACTCAACGGAAATGAACAGGCGGCCGAGCGCTGGAAGGCGCTGAGGGCTGCATTCAAGGCCTGGAGGGCTGTGGGATGAGGCTATTCGATAACGAGATGGCCGGCGCCGGGGGCAGTCTGCCGCCGATGATCGTGGACAGTTTTGCCGGGGGCGGCGGTGCGTCGACCGGCATTGAAATAGCGCTGGGGCGTTCGCCGGATATCGCGATCAACCACAATGAGGCGGCGCTCGCGCTCCATGAGGCGAACCATCCCGAGACGCTGCATGTCAGCCAGAACATCTATCATGTCGATCCGCTGGACTATGTCTATGGCCGACATGTGGGGCTGGCGTGGTTTTCGCCGGACTGCAAGCACTTCTCGAAGGCCAAGGGCGGCAAGCCGGTGGAGCGCAATATCCGTGATCTCGCATGGATTGTCGTTCTGTGGGCGGAGCGGGCGCAGCCTGATGTGATCATCCTCGAAAATGTCGAGGAATTTCAGGACTGGGGGCCGCTGGTGGAGACCGAGCGCGGCCTGATGCCCTGCCCGAAACGGCGGGGCGCGACGTTTGAGAAATGGTGCCGGGCGCTCCAGCGTCAGGGCTACAAGATCCAGCATCGGCAGTTGCGCGCCTGCGATTATGGCGCGCCGACGATCCGCCGCCGGCTCTTTCTCATCGCGCGGCGCGACGGCAAGCCGATTGTGTGGCCGGAGCCGACGCATGGCGCGCCGGATGATCCCGATGTTTTGGCCGGTCGGAAACTGCCATGGCGGACTGCAGCGGATGACGTGATCGACTTTTCGAAGCCTTGCCCGTCGATCTTCGACACGTCGGATGAAATCATGGAGAAGCATGGCCTGCGCGCCGTGCGCCCGCTCAAGCCGGCGACCATGGCCCGCGTGGCGCGCGGCGTGAAACGCTATGTGCTGGAGGCGGAACGACCTTTCCTCGTGAGTGTTGCCCATGGTGACAGCGGCGGGCGGCGGGAATATCCGCTCGACGAACCGTTTGGCGTCGTGACGGCTGGCGGGATCTCGCATGCGCTTGTTGCGCCGACGATGGTCCAGACGGGCTATGGCGAACGCAAGGGGCAGGCACCGCGCGCGCTCGATATCGACGCGCCGCTCGGCACGGTCGTTGCCGGTGGGGTGAAGCATGCGCTTGTGGCGACATTTGTGGCTCATCACAACAATGACCGGCGGCGCGAGGGTGGGGTTAATCCGGGCCGTTCGGCAGCGGAGCCGATCTCTACCATCACCGCTCATCCGCAGCAGGGTGTCATCGCCGCTCACCTCATGAGCCTGAAAGGCAGCAGCCGTAGGGATCGTGGCGTTGATGCGCCGCACCCGGCCGTTCTGGCTGGCGGTGGCCACTCGGCGGTCATCGCGCCGCACATCATGACCATGCGCAATTCGGGCAAGCCCTTCAACGGGGCCGATGAGCCGACGCATACGGTGACTGCGGGCGGGGCCGGGCTGAGCATGGTCGCGCCCTTCATGCAGAAATACTACGGCACTGGGGACGGGCAGCGGGTTGATGAACCGGCGCACACGGTGACCGTGAAAGACCGGTTTGGCTATGTGGAGGCTGGCATGCATGTGCCGCCCTTCACGGAGGCGCAGGCGGAGCGGGCGCGTGAGGTGGCCGGCTTCCTGCGCGCGCATGGCTTCTGGGATGAGCGGGAATTCGTGACGCTCGAGATCGACGGGGCGGAATTCGTCATTGTTGACATCGGCATGCGCATGCTCGGGCCGCGTGAGCTGTTCAACGCGCAGGGCTTTCCCCGCGAATACCGGATCGACATCGACTTCAACGGGCGACCCTTGCCCAAGAATGCGCAGGTTTCGTGCTGCGGCAACAGCGTTTGCCCGCCGCTCGCGGCGGCGCTGGTTGGCGCGAATTGCGCGCATCTGGCCGTGGAAAGGATGGCGGCGGAATGAGTGATCTCAGATTTTCCATCATTCCGGGCTGGATCGTCACCGATCCGCGCCTCAAGGGGCGCGATCTGCAGGTGTTGTGCCTGCTGGGGCGCCATATCGACAAGGCGGGCTGGTGCTTCCGTAGTCAGGTGAAAATGGCGCGGCAGCTCGACTGCGCACGATCTACGGTGCAGTCCTCGCTGGAACGGCTCATGAAGATCGGGGTTGTGGAGCGCCGCACGGGCGACAGCTTTGACGGGCGCGACACGTCCTATCACTACCGGGTCATCTTCGACCGCGAAGTTGCGGCCGCGACGATGAATGCCTGGGAGAAATCGGACGCGGAAACAGGGTGCCGACCAGCCGGCACCCCTGCCGATATATCGGCACCCCCTGCCGACCCAGAGTCGGCACCCCCTGCCGGTCCTGGATCGGCACCCTATAAGAACGACCCCGATTTAACGTCCCCTGCAGAACAGGAGAGAGATGCGCGCGAAGGCGAGCGGGAAGAGGGGGAAAATCATCCAGCCAGTCGCAAGGCCACCGAACGGGCTTTCGAGCGGGCGTTTCAGGCTTGGCCGACCTCGGTCAGCGACAGCAGGCCGGAAGCGTGGAAGGCATGGGCGGATTTGTCGCCGGATGAGCGACAACAGGCCGCCGAGGAGGCGGGGCGCTATGAGGCGGCGGTGAAGGCTGGCGGACGGAAACACCTGTGCAGCCATGCGGTCTACCTGCGCGAAAAGCGCTGGACGCGGCTCGAGCCGCAGGCAAGCGAGGAGCGCCCGGCCGCAGTTCTGGCCAAGCCGTTCGGCAAGCTCTGGCAGGCTGCTCGGATCAAACATCTGCTGGCCGGGGTGACGGGGCCAGCTCCGGTCCTGACGCGGGTTGAGCAGCAGATGGTGGAAGCTGGTCGCTTCACGGCTGAGCAGCTGCTGGCCGACAAGCGGGTGAAGACCGGATTTCCAGCCATCAACGCGATGCACGAAAAGGCCACGCATCGGCAGGGCGTGACGGTTTCGACCGCGCTGCAGCCGCTTGCGGAGATGATGGAGGCGGTGCGGGTTGGCTCTGAGCGGTGGGAGGAATGGCGGCTGGAGCATGAGGTGCGTGGATGGCCATGGGTGCCGGATCCGGGGCGACAGGAATGGGTTTACTTCCCGGCTGGCGGGCCGGGAGGGCTGAAGGAATTCGAGGCGGCAATCAAGTCAGGCGAGGCAAAAGGCAATGATGATGGCGCGCAGCAAGCAGCTGAATGAGGCTCGACCGATTGCACCGGAGCAGCTTTCCGAGGCTGAGGTTGCTGCGCTCCTGATGAGGGCGAATCGTGAGGCAACTGTCAGCCGTCGGGCTCAAGCAATGCTGGCTGGTGCTGGTGAGGAGGTGAGTGGCAGGCGCTGGTATGTGCTGAGGACGGTTCCACGGTTCGACAAAGCTGTGGAAAAGACCTTGCGAGAGGCGAAGGTAGAGCACTGGTTGCCGACCGAAAAGAGGCCATGGAGACGACCGAACTCAAAGAAGATTTGGATACAAGAGCGGTCGGTTATGCCCGGATATGTGTTCGTTCGTGTGCTGTCTTGCGCCCTCATGTGGGCAGGTCTGGCGCGTGTTCGTGGTGCGCTTTCCGTGATTTCCGGTGCTCATGGACCGCTGCCTATTCGGGATGAAAACGTATTGAAACTCAAGGCGATGCTGGAAAATGATAAAGAAGATATCGAGGCGGTGAAAGGGTTATATCGCTCAGGCGATAGGGTCCATATTGATCATGGTCCATTCGCCAGCTTTCCTGCTGTGGTCGATGATGTTGTTGGTATCGACATGGCGCGGATACTTGTGACCATATTCGGTCGGGAAGTACGAACCACGATCCCTCTTGCTGATCTCAGCAAATAGCGTTAGCGATTCTGCCCTAGGATGATCTGGTGAGCCTGAGCGCAGCGTCAGAGGGACCATCGCAGGACTGATGGACGAGTGGGTGAAAGCCCCACGCCGAGCGCCGGCCAGACCCAGGCAAAGCGAACCGAAACGGTTTCAGCTTTGCCGCGATGGGGTTCTATTCTCTAAAATCTGTCACTTCTGAGTGGGGTTTGTTCTGCCATAGAAGGTAGGCCAGAAGCGGCGCAACAAGTGCTGCGATGAGGACCGAGCGTACTAGCGCAGCTCCCATCGAATGATGGTCATCAAAGAACATCACTGTGATCGCCCCAGCGACGTGGGCCAATGCGGCGATTACCAAACCAAGCCAGATAGCGCGCCACGTGGTCTGAATCATTCTGTTTCTCATGTGAAGCAAATGTTCGCTGACCATACTGGTTCCCAAACAAAGCAGAAGTGCCTGTCGTGCGGCATAACCACGCGAGGCCAAGGGACGTGAGAACTTCCGTTTCGTACAATCAGCGTGACTTCGAGCAGCAGCTTGCCCGCGACCTTGGCCGTGATCTGCCGTTTGCAGTCGCTCGGGCAGCGACCTGGACCGCGAAGGACATCCAGAAGAACTCGAAGAAGTGGATGCTCCGGGTCTTTGATCGGCCGACGCGATGGACGCTGAACGCGGCATTCGTGAAGCCGGCGACCAAGAGGCAGATGACCGCCGAGGTCTACTTCAAGGACTTCGCACCGAAGGGAACGCCTGCCGGTAAATACTTGCAGACACAGATCAGGGGCGGGCGGCGTCCACACACTCGGTGGGAGAAGCGTCTCATCCATGCGGGCGTCATGCGGGTGAACGAATACGCGATGCCGGGCAAGGCGCTGAAGCTGAACCGGTATGGCAACGTCCCGCGCGGCGTCTATGCGAAGATCCTTGCGCAGCTGAAGATTGGTGACAGCGGCATCGGCAACGAAAGCCGCAGGAGCAAGGCAGTCCAGAAGCGCCGGGGGGCGGCGCGATACTTCGTGTCTTACGGGAAGGACGCGCCCCGCATCGGTGGTGTGAGGCCAAGCAGTTTGCCCCGGGGTATATGGCAGCGTGATCGCCGGGGTTCGGTTTCGCCGGTCTTCATCTTCGTGGAGCGTGTGCCGGACTATGCCGACGTGTTCGACTGGAAGAACTGGGCTGACGCTACGGCGCGTGCCCGCATGCCGACCAACTTCAAGCGCTCCGCTGACCTGATCCTGCGTCGGCCTAATCGCTGACCCAGCAACCAGCAGGCCGATCCGGCCCCACCCGGCGGCCCATCTGCGCGATGGGTCCTTCCTGAGCAACCCCGACCAGCGAGTAATTCGGACCGCGGGGTTTCGGCAGTCTGAGCCAATTTTGAAAGCCTAAAGTCGAAGCCTAAAGATGAGCGAACCCGCTAAAGTCGAGACGATGGCGAAGGGCGACTTTGCACGCCTGATCGGCGTCTCGCCCGGACGCGTGTCGCAATACATCACCGAGGGCAAGATCTTCGGTGAGGCCATTGACGGCGAGGGCAGGCTTGCCCGCATCCGCCCCGACGTGGCGCGCGCGCAGCTCTACAAATCGCTGGAGCCTTCGCAGCGCCTGGGCGGCAATGGCGCGGCTGTGCGCGAACAGAGCGCCGGCGCTTCGCTCCGCACGGTTCCGGAGCCGGTGCATGATGAGCTGGCCACCGAGCGCCTGAAGCAGCAGCGCATCAAGACGGCGCGGGCCGAACGCGAGGAAGCGCTTGATGTGGGGCGATACATGCTGACGGAGGCCGCGCGGCGTGAGATGGGGCGCGCCGTTGCAGAAGCGTTCAAGGTGATGGAGCAGGGACTGCGCGACATGGCCAATGCCCTTTCTGCCGAGTTCTCGGTCCCTGAACGCGACGCACAGCAGGTGTTGCAAAAGTCGTTCCGGATGGTTCGCGCGAAGGCTGCGGAAAGCTACCGCGCGCAGGCAGAGGCAACGCCCACCATGGTCGAGGACGCCGAGGAACAGGAACTGCGGTCGGCGTCATGACGATGCTGTTCAATCCAGAGCGGCTCAAATACGAAGCGCTCGTCGAAGCCGCCACACCACCGCCGCCGGTCGACTATCTGGCATGGGCCAAGCAGAACATCGTCTTTTCGGAGCGCATCTCTGCGTTCTCGGGTGCCTATAACGAGGCGCTGTTTCCGTTCTTCTCGGAGATCCTGAAGGCGCTCTCGCCCGAAGACCCGTGCAGCATCGTCACGCTTGGCAAGTCTGCGCAGGTGGGCGGCACGGTTCTGGCGAACATTTTTACGCTCGGGACCATGGACATGGACCCGTGCGATTTCCTCTACGTCCATCCGACCGAGGAGAACGCGTCGCGCTGGTCGAAGACCAAGCTGATGCCGCTCGTTCGGGAAACGGACGCAATCCGGGCGCTGTTCTCGGAAACCAGCCGCGATGGCGGCAACTCGATCCTCTACAAGGAGCGGATCGACGGTCGCGGGGCCATCCAGGCAGCAGGCGCGAACTCGCCGGCGGGCCTGTCGATGATCTCGCCGCGCAAGCAGGTTCAGGACGATCTTGCCAAATGGTCGATGAACGAGGCGGGCGACCCGGAAACGCAGGCTGACAGCCGGTCGAAGGCATTCTTCAACCGGAAGGTCTTCAAGATCTCGACGCCGCTGGTGTCGCCCGGCTGCCGGATCACGACGAACTATCACCTGGGGACGCAGGAGAGCTATCACGTCCCGTGCCCGCACTGCGAAGAACTGCAGGAGCTGCGCTGGGAGAACATGCGGGATCACATCGATCCGGAGAAGCCAGAGGATGCGCATTTCGTCTGCATCCATTGCGGCTGCGAGATCCGCGAACACCATCGTACATGGATGGTGGCGCCGGAGAACGGTGCGCGCTGGGTGGCAAAATACCCCGACCGGGCGCGCTTCCACCGTTCGTTCCATATCTGGGTTGCCTATTCGCCGCTGGAGAGCTGGGAAGCGCTGGCGCGCGCCTGGCTGAAGGTGCAGACGGGCGGCCCCGACGACAAGGAGAAGGGCGCGGGGGCCGAGCAGGTCTTCTACAATGACTGGCTTGGGCTGCCCTTCGAGGCGGACAACAAGGCGGTCGACTGGGAAGACCTTCGGGACCGGGGAGAGGAAACCGGCTTTCAGCGGGGCCTGATCCCGTCTGAGGCGCTGGCCCTCGCCATCGGCATGGACGTTCAGGGCGACCGCGTCGAGTGGCAGCTGATCGGCTATGGCCGCAATCGCTTCCGGTGCGTGATTGACCGTGGCGTTGTCGATCACCGCGCCGGAAGCCACCTGCCGGGCTATCGCGTCCATTCCGGCCACATCAGTGAGCCGGAGGTTCGCGCCGCGCTCGACCGGCTGATCAAGCGGACCTGGGCGGACGAATGGGGAAACCAGCGCTCGGCCGACATCGTCGCCATCGACGGCAACGCCTATACCGAGGATGTCTGGGGCTGGGTGCGCAAACATCCGAAGTCGCGCGTCATCATGGTGCGTGGCGACAACCGGGACACTGCGCGGCTCCTGTCGCAGGTGCGCGAGTTTGACCGCAAGGGCAAGCCGAAGAAGCAGAAATGGACGTCGCGATTCTTCAATTTCAACGCCTCGATCATGAAGATCGGGCTCTACCGCGACATGAAGAAGGAAGACCCGGAGCAGGCCGGCTACATCCGGTTCGCGGTGGGGCTTGGTGATGACTTCTATCAGCAGGTCACATCGGAGATCCGGGTCGAGGAGCGGACGCGGTCGGGCCATGCCCGCTATGTCTGGAAACTGCCATCCGGTCAGCGCAACGAAGCGCTCGACATGATGAACCAGGCGCATGCCGGCGCGATCCGGTTGGGCGTCACCTACTGGACAGACGAAGAGTGGGACATGCTCGCCGAGCGTCTGTCGAAGATGGAAAAGCCCGCACAGGGCGACCTTGAGGACCTGATCACTCCTGTCGGGAGCGAGCAGCAGGCCTCATGCCAAAGCAAAGAGGCGGCTTCGAAGGAAGCCCTGATCGCTGCAGCCCTGCAGCGGGCCGAGCGCGCGAAGCGCCGCAACCGATAGGAACACCATGGCTTTGACCGAGGAACGGCGGGCGGCGCTTCAGGCGCAGCTCGATCAGGCCCGTGCGGCCGAGTTCAAGCTCGAGACCGGCAGCCTGCGGGCGAGCGTCTCCTATGAGGGCGAGCAGGTGACGTATTCGGCGGCGAACCGGGCCTCGCTGCGCAGCTTCATCCGCCGACTGGAAGCGCAGCTGGGCCTGCGTCGAAGCGCACGCGCGCGCAGCAGGGGAGTGACGTTCTGATGGAACCGACCGTTTCCAGCCAAGCACCGGTGCTGATGGGCGCAGACGGCGCGCCGCTTCCGGCTGCCGTGCGCAGTGCTGCCCGGGCGAAGATGACCCGCAACCGCATGATGGCGTCCACGGCCTATCAGGGCGCAGGCTATGACAACCCGTCTCTGGCCAAATGGCGTCCGCGCACATGGTCCGGTCATTCGGCGCTGCGCTGGGATCGTGGGCAGCTGGTCGACCGGCTGAACGACATTGCACGCAATGACGGCTGGGCGTCTGCCGGCGTGTCGCGGCTTGTCGACAACATCATCGGTTCGGGCTGGATCCTTTCGTCCAAGCCGAACTACGCATCGCTCAACCTCACCTATGACGAGGCCGAGGAGATCGCCGACCGGATTGAGGCGCTCTGGCGCGATTTTACGCTCGATGTCGACATGTGGTGCGATGCCGAGCGCTCGAAGAACATGACCGGCATTCTGGGGCTCGCGGCGCGTCACCGGTTTGGCGCGGACGGGGAAGCCATGGCGACCCTCATCTGGCGCGAGGACGCACCTGGGTTCCAGACGGCTGTGCAGGTCGTTGATCCGGGCCGCTGCTCAAACCCGCATGGGCGGATGGACAGCGAGACCCTGCGCGACGGTGTGGAGGTTGATGAGCACGGCGCGGCCGTCGCCTATCATTTCCGAAGGGCGCATCCGGGCGATGTGTTCTCCGGTGGCGCGAAACAGTGGCAATGGGATCGCGTCGAACGCGAAACCGAATGGGGCCGCCCCGTCGTGGTGCATGCGTTCGAGCCGTCGCGCGCAGGCATGACGCGCGGGGCTTCCAACTGGGCACCGGTAATCCGCTCCATCAAGCAGGCGACGGACTACGAGGATTTCGAGAGCCAGGCGGCGCTGCTCAATGCGGTGATGGCGGCTTTCATCGAAACGCCCTTTGATCCGGACGAACTGATGGACTCGCTCGGCGTGGACGGCAACTCTGCGGTCGGCAACATGTATGGGGCCATCGCCGAGGCACAGAACGCCTATTACAACGCCGCGCCGATTGATCTGCCGGGCGTCAGGGTAAACACGCTTCAGCCCGGCGAGACAGCGAAGTTCACCAGACCGGAACATCCGAACGTCAATTTCGAGGCGTTCGTGAATGCGGCGCTGCGCAAGGTCGCAAGCGCGGTCGGGCTCTCCTACGAGCAGCTCACCATGGACTGGTCGAAGGTCAATTATTCGTCGGCCCGCGCGGCCCTTCTGGAAGTCTGGAAGGGGCTGACCAGCCGGAAGAACAGTTTTGCCGCCCAGTTCATGGGCCGGATCTACCGCGCGTTTCTCGAAGAGATCTTTGACAAGGGGCTGGTCCAGCTCCCGGCGCATGCCGTGCCCTTTGAGGACAACCCCGCCGCATGGTGTCATGCGGAGTGGATCGGCCCCGGTCGTGGCTGGATCGACCCGCAGCGGGAGGCGGCAGCGGCAGGCCTTCGCATCGCCTCCAACCTCTCGACGCTTCAGCAGGAAGCTGCGGAGCAGGGGCGCGACTGGAAAATGAACGCGCAGCAGAAGAAGCGTGAGCGCGATTACTATCTGAAACTCGGCCTCGACCCTGATGTCGGGCAGCCCGAGACGCGCACGCAGAGCGAGACAATCACTGAAACCAAGGATCCCGACGAGGAAGTCGAGGAAGAGGTGAACGGACCGCGCAAGACGGCGCGGCGTCACCCACTTGGCATCCCCGCAATCCGCAGGAGGGCAGCATGAGCATGGCGGCGCACTATCCCGAAATCGCGGCGCGCATGTTCAACACGCCGCTCATGCTGCACGAGGGCAAGGGCAATGTGATCGCTCGTGCCTTCGGCCCGCGTGTGCTTGGCACGCCAGACATCGACGTTCAGGCGGCGGGCGTCAGCATGGGCATTGTCGGCGACGAGATGGGGCAGTGGCGCGAGTCTGGTGACCGCTGCTATGAGCCGCGTCGCCATGGGCGGATCGCCGTGATCGAGATCGAGGGGGCCTTGATCAACAAGGGCAAGTGGATCGGCAAGTCATCGGGCCAAACCACCTATGAGGGCATCATCACTCAGGTGAATGCCGTGATCGACGACAGTTCGGTGGAAGGCGTCATTCTGGAAATCGACAGCTTCGGTGGCGAGGTGACGGGCGCGTTCGATTGCGCCGAGCGTCTCTACGAACTGTCTCAGGCAAAGCCGACGATTGCGATCCTGACCGACCACGCGCTTTCAGCGGGGTATCTGCTCGCGGCGACCGCCCGCCAGATCGTCATTCCGCAGAATGGCCAGGCCGGCTCCATCGGCGTCATCTCCATGCATGTCGACGCCAGCAAATGGCTCGCCGATCAGGGCCTCTCGGTCACGATCCTGAAGGCGGGCGCGCGCAAGGCCGACTTCAACGCCTACCAGCCGCTCCCACCGGAAGTTCTCGAAGAGGCGCTCACCGACATGGAAGCGATGCGCCGGGACTTCGCGGCAACCGTCGCGCGGTTTCGGGCCGGGCGACTGAGCTTCGACGCCGCCATGGCGACGGAAGCTAAGTGCTTTCGGGGGGAGGCAGCCGTCGAGGCGGGCCTTGCCGATGCGGTTGCGCGGCCAAGCCAGGTGCTCGCCGCTTTCGAAGAAGAGCTCGGCCGCGTGGCCGGCTGAACCCAGCGACAAAGGAGACACTTATGTCGAATCTCACTGCAAGCGTTCTCGCCGCCGTGCGGGGGCGCAACAGGGCTTCGCGCCTTGAGAATGAGCCCGCCGAGGATCTCAAAGACGAGACCACGGAAACCGAGACCGGCGCTGAGGGCGACGAGGAAGAGGTGCCGGCGGCAGAGACCGAAGAAGACGACACCGATGCCGAGGGCGATGAGCGTCCCGAAGACACCGAAGAGGATGAGCCGAAACCACAGGCCTCTTCCGAGCGTGTGCGCCGCGCGGAGCAGGGGCGCATTCATGCGATCCTGACCCATCCCAGGGCCGATGCGAACCCGGGCCTCGCGTCCGAACTCGCCTTTGGCGAGCGCTTCTATTCCGCAAAGGACGCGTCCGCGCTGCTCGAAAATTCCAGTGGCGGAACCGGGAAGCTCGCAGGACGCATGGCGGGCCGTAGCCCGAAGATCGGCAGCGGTGTGTCGGCCAGTCCGGCCAGTGCGCGGCAGTCCTTCATCGCCGATGTGAAGCACACCATTCAGGCCATGCACGGGCGCAAGCCGGACAACGCCTGATCATCGCCCGGCCAAGGCCGGGCCATTCCTGAACCCGGCCCCGCTGGGGCCAGAACCCGAGGAAGACAGTCATGAACACTGCAACCTTTGCGCCCAATGACCTGCTTGTCTCCGACATTCCGGTGGTCACGCGCAACATCACCCTGACCGGCGGTGCCTATGAGCGCGGCACGGTGCTGGGCCGCATCACGGCCTCCGATAAGTATACGATCTCCGAAGCCGGGGCGGCTGACGGTTCGGAGGTGCCGGCACTTGTGCTCGCCTTCGATGCCGATGCGTCGGGCGGTGATGTCGATGCCGCCGCCTATGCCTCTGCCGGCCTTGACGCCAGCAAACTCACCTTCGGCGCCGGCCACGATGCCGACAGTGTCGAAGCGGCGTTCCGGGCCGCAGACGCTTCGCTCTTCGTGCGCAAGCTCGCCTGATCTCATCCACTCATCTGTCTGACGGTTGCGACCGGGCGGACACAGGGCTCGAACCAGAAAGGTCACCCCCATGAGCAGCATTCTTCTCAACACTGCGGAACTGGTCGCCGTTCTTCCGCCGCGCGACCGTCCCGAAGCATTCCTGCGCAGCACCATGTTCACCACCGTGGTGCTCTCCGATCTGGAGGAAATCGTCTTTGACAAGATCCTTCCGGATCGTGAGCTGGCGCCCTTCGTGCACCCCGATGTGCCGGGCAAGGATTCGGCCAATCGCGGCTTCAAGGCCACCAGCTTCACGCCGGCCTATGTGAAGCCGCAGAACACGCTGCGCCCGCGTCAGAACATGATCCGCATCCCGGGCGAACGGATTGCCGGCGATATGACGCCCGAGCAGCGTTACGCCTACAACCTCGCCATGCTGATCGATGATCAGGATCTGCGCATCACGCGCCGCGAAGAGGCGATGTGCAGTCAGGCGCTGCGCAATGGTGCCGTGATTGTCGAGGGCGAGGATTACCCGACCCAGACGGTCGACTTCGGGCGTGATCCTGCATTGACCATTGCGCTTGCCGCTGCCGCCCGCTGGGGTGAGCCCGGTGTCGATCCCTATGACGACATCGAGGCATGGGTGCAGCTTCTGGCCGATACGGACGGGTTTACCGCGCGCACCGTTCTGCTCGGACCGGGCGCGGCTGGTCTCCTGAAGAAGTCCGAGCGCTTCCTCGCTGCCCTCGACAATCGCCGGCAGGACGGCGGAAAGTTCCAGCTCGGCCCGGTCTCGACCGGTGCGGAGGGCGTCTACCACACCGTTCTCGGCACGATTGGCCAGCTCACCTTCGTTCAGTATTCACAGCCCTACACGGTGGGTGGCGTGAAGAACAATTTCTGGCCGGGCTACGGCGTCGGCATCTTCGATCCGTTCGGCTTCAACGGCCATTTCGCCTATGGCGCGATCCTCGACAACGAGGCGCTCCTGGCGATGGAGCGTTTCCCCGACATGTGGCCGGAGAAGAACCCGAGCCGCACCGTGGTGCAGACGCAGGCAGCGCCGCTGCCGATCATGCCTGAACCCAACGCATCCCTGTTCGCGCTGGTGCGCTGATCCGCGTGCCGCCTTCAATCCTTCGCCGCCGCCCATTTGGTGCGGCGGCGGAGGGCTGCGGGAGGTCCGCAACAGAGCCAAGGAGAATCCACATGTCGAAAACCCATCGCTTCAACACCACGGTCAGCCTCGGTGCAAAGACGTTTCCACCCGGTGCGGACGTGCCGCTTGGCGGCAAGAATGGCCTCTCTGCCGAGGAGGTCGCCAAACTGGAAAAGGAGTTCGGTGTCTGGAAAGGCGGCGGGAACGCTGCAAAGCCGGACGGGGAGGCGGCGACCGCGATTGCCGCCCTCGAAAAGGAGACCAAGGCGCTCTCTGACAGGGTCGCGGAGCTTGAGCAGAAGCTTGCCGAGGTCTCGGAAGAGCGGGACACCCTTGCCGAAGACAACCAGTTGCTCGCCGACCGGCTGAAGGAACTGGAAGCGCCGGCCGCCGACGGAGGCGAGAATGGCAAAGAAGGCTGAGACCGTCACCGGTCGCTGGCCCGTCGCCGTGCGTGACCACGAAGGAAAGCGTGTCGCGCCCGGTGAACCGGCCACGGTTCTCAAGGCGCGGGCCGATGAGTTCGACGCGCGCTTTGGCCGCCTGCCTGATCCGGCGCAGCCGGTTGCCAGGCGCGCGGCAGAGCCCAGCCCGGAGTAGGTCATGACGATCCCTGCGCATCCCGTCTTTGCCGAAATGCCGGACGCGTTTCTGGACACGTTCGGCGAGACCGGCGAACTGACCATCGGGGGCGTTCCCCTGCCGCAGCCGGTTCGCGCCATTGTTCGCGGGCCGTTCGGCGGTGTCGTCGATGGCGGCGGGTACGGCGAACCGGGTGTCAACGGCATGTCGCCCAGAGCCTCGTTCGCCGAGGCAGACGTTCCGGGCCTGTCCGATGATGACCGGTTCACCTTCATGGGTGTGACATGGATCATCCGTGAGCCTTCGGCGGATGGCCGGGGCATGGTGCGCTGCGAACTGGAGCGCGCCTGATGCCGCATCCGCGAAAGCTCATCCGCGACAGTGTGCTGTCGATCTTAGCAGGTGCTTCGCCCGCCGGATGGACGGTGCGCAAGGCGGACGGACGGCCGCTTCCCGATATCACGCTTTGCCCCTGCATCACGCCTGCAATCCCCAGTGAGCCGGTTCAACGCGGTGCGCAGCGCAAGCGCCGGGAGCCGCAGCTAACCGTTACCGCCTACATCGCCGCCGGATCGGGCGGGGACGATCTCTGTGACGAAGCGTCCGTGTGGATAGAGGCGGCGCTCGACGCCGATCCGTCGCTTGGCGGTGTCTGCCAGGACTGCACGCATATCGAAACCACCATCACACCGGTCCCCGGCGGGGAACAGACGGTGTGGGAACTTTCGCTCACCTACAATCTGCGGGTCTCCTGATCCCGCCCTTGCCAAGGAGCAATTGCCATGTCGACACAGCTCGGCCGCCTTCTCATCATCCGGCGTCCCACCGGGCAGCCTGCGCCGGATGACTGGGAGAATGTCTGCGGCATCAACACCACGAACTTCCGTCTGCTCAACGACATCGTCGAATCCAAGCGCGCCGTCTGCAACGACCGTGCACGGCCGCCGGTCCGCGTTCGCAAATATGGCGGCAAGGATGTGAACTTCTCCGGTTCCGGCATCTTTGACGATGATGCGTCCGGCAAGCTTCTGGCCGATGCCGCCGTCAACCAGACGGTGCTTGCAGGGTATTGCGTGTACGTGCCCGGCTATGGCGATTTCGTGGGCGACTGGCTGGTCTCGAACTTCGAGTTCTCCGGCGACCTCGACAATGACATGAACTTCTCGACCGAGGTTCAGGCCTCCGGCGAGATCGTCTACACGGCGCTCTGATGGCGGCGCAGAATGCATGGCGGGGCGAGCGGGAACTCGCCCTGCCGGGTGTCGCCCCGGTCAATCTGGCGGCGTCGCTCGATCACATCGCCCGCCTGATGGCCGAGACGAAGTCCGATACGCTGGAAGGCCTGCAGGATGCATTGCAGGCGCGCAAGCCCGAGACGCTGCGCGCGGCTCTCGCTATCCTGATCGGCGAGGAACAGGCGGCAACGCTCTGGCCGCATGTCAATGGTGCGGTGGGGCTTACGCGCGTCTATGCGGCGATCTCGGGGGCCGTGTCCGGACTGACGCCGGAAGAGGAAGACGAAGCAAAAAAAGCCCAGGCCGAAAGCGAAAGGGACCTGCAGGCAATGGCGCTCGGCCTGCTGGCGCGCGCAATCGGCCAATCGAGCGCCTCCCATTCGGAGAGTGGATGAAGTTTGCCGGCGGCGTCCTGCACTGGACGGAGGCGGAGTTCTGGCAGACCGGTTTCGCTTTCTTCCGGGCTGCCTGGGAAGGCTGGGCCATCTCCAGCGGCGTGAAGAAGAACGTGACGCAGCCACCAACACGTGAAGCCTATGAGGCCGCCAAGGAAGCCCTGGCGGCCCGTGATCGCAGACGCCTGAACCAGGGGGACGGCATTGTCCAGAGATGATCTGAGATACAGGGTGGGGGCCGATACATCGGGTATCGACTCTGCCTGGGCCAAGATCAGGCGGGATGCGCAGTCCACAGGCGCGAGCATTAACAACGCGATGGGGCGCGCACGTGCGGGGGTGGAGTCCGTCAAGGCACCGCTGCGTGCAGTACCGGCCTTGTTTGCCGCGGTCGGCGCAACGGCTGCCGTCGCAAAGATCCGCCAAGCGGCTGAGGCGGTTGCGGATATCGGCAGGCAGGCCAAGCAGGCCGGCATCGATGTCGAGTCGTTTCAGGAGCTGAAGTTCGTTGCCGAGCAGAACCGCATCGGCGTGGATATCCTGACCGATGGCATCAAGGAGCTGAACCTGCGCGCTGACGAGTTCATTGCCACGGGTGGCGGCTCGGCGTCGGAGGCCTTCGGGCGACTGGGCTTCTCGTCCGAGGAGCTGTCGCGCAAGCTCAAGAATCCGTCCGCATTGCTGACCGAGATCATCGGAAAGCTCGAACAGTTCGATCAGGCGGCGCGGATCCGCATCGCGGATGAACTGTTCGGCGGCTCTGCGGGCGAGCGGTTTGTGGAACTCATCGATGAGGGCGAGCAGGGCATTCGCGAACAGATCGCAGCGGCGCGCGATCTTGGCCTGGTGATGGATGCGGAGATGATCCGCAAGGCTGAGGATGTTGACCGCAAGTTCAACGTCATCACCTCGACCATTGGCACGTCGATGAAGCGTGCCATCATCGATGCGACCAGCGCATGGTTCACGTTCCTCGACAGCTACAACGCGTTTGAGCAGCAGCAGAGCGACACGCTTTCAATCGGTGCGCGCGAGGATGATCAGCGTCGCCTCGAGCTCGAAAACGAAATTCTGGACCTCAAGCGCCAGCAGGATGAGCTGACGGGGGCGACCGCTCAGCTGGAGCGTCGCCAGCTTCAGACGATCATTGCGGATCGGGAAGAGGAAATTGCGCGTCTGACCGAGCGCAATGAGAAGCGGGAGCGCATTCTCAGCGAGCGGTCAGGCAGTCGCCCGTCGCCTACGGCGGGAAAGACCATCGATACCTCCGTCGACTATATTCGCCAGTTCCGCGACGAACTTGCGCTCTCGAACCGCGAACGCGCCATTGCCGCCGAGACGCAGCGCATTCTGAACGATGCGTCTTCGCAGGGCGCAACGCTCACCGAAGCGCAGGCGCGCGAACTTGCCGAACTGACCATCGCGCGACGGGAGTCGGAGCGTTCTTCCTCCAGCGCTTCGAAGGCAAGCGACAAGGAAGCAGAGGCCATTAGCCGGGTTATCTCTGGGCTCGAGCATGAACTCGACCTGATGGGCAAGAGCGATGTGCAGAAGCGGATCTCGAACGAGCTGCGCAATGCCGGTGCGGATGCAGCGTCCCGCGAGGGAGAGCGCATCAGCGCGCTGGTGACGGCAATCGAAGCGCAGCGGGCAGCCGAGGAGCAGCTGAAGGCCGCGCAGGAAGCCCGCACCCAGTCCATCGAGTATTTGTTTCAGGCGGGCGAAGACGCCTTCCTTGCCATGATCGACAATTCCGGCCGGGCCGAGGATGCGGTCAAGCGCCTCGCCATCCAGCTTGCCTTCGCTGCTGCCCAGGCCGCCCTTCTGGGGACCGGTCCGCTTGCCGGCCTGTTCGGCGGTGGTGGCTTCTTTGGAGGTGGCGGTGTCGATCCTTGGTCTGGATTGCGGAGTGTCACGGGCTTCGACACGGGCGGCTGGACGGGGGATGGCGACCCGAAGAAGGTTGCCGGCCTGGTCCATAACGAAGAATTCGTCGTCCGGTCGGGGCCTGCCGGGCATTATCGCCCGATGCTTGAAGCCATGAATGCGGGCCGCAACATTGGTCTGTTCTCCATGCCCGAGCGCATGGCGTCGTCAGGGCAGGGCCGTGATGGCGTCGTGACGCTCCGGGTGATCGGAGAGGAGGGGCCGATGTTCCGGCCCACCATCCGCGCCGAGAGCGAGAATGTCGCGGTGCAGGTCAGCGAAGAATCGATTGGCCGCTTCAATGCCGGTCTCCCCGACCGGGTTCAGGAAATCAGCAATGATCCGAGGGCTAGAGGCTGATGGCGCTCACCTTTCCATTGTCGCTTGCCGCGTTTCAGGACGCGATCAATGTGGCGACCGCACCGTTTCGGCTGCAGCGCTTCGAAGAGATGTCCGGGCTTGGCAGCGGGCAGTTCCTCACCGACGAGCTGGCCCCGCCGCTGTGGTCTGCAAGCGTACGCCTGAACGCTGCCTTCCATGATGACGGGCTGGAGATCCAGGCGCTGCTCGATACGCTCGACGGTTCGCTGCATTCCTTTTTGTTCTACGATCCGCGCACCGCGTTTCCGAGGCTCGATCCGAAGGGCGCGCTGATCGCCGGCGCCGCACCGGTCGTTCTTTCGATTGAGGCGGACAACAAGTCGTTGCGGCTTGGTGATCTGCCGGCGGGGTATCCGCTTTCGCGCGGCGACATGCTGGCATTCGAATATGGGGCGAACCCCGTGCGGCGCACCCTGCACCGGCTCTCGGAGCCGGTGGTGGCCGACGCGCAGGGAGAGACTGCGCCGTTTGAGGTGAGGCCGCATTTCGGGCCGGGTGCCGCCGCCGGGGGCGCGGTCGAGCTCATCAAACCGGCCGCCTTCATGCGCATCGTTCCCGACAGCCTGTCGGTGAGCGAGGCCGATGACCTCGGCACTGTGGCGATCAGCTTCTCGGTGCTGCAGCGCCTTCACCCCTGACTTTCGGAGATTTTTATGGTGCGCGCTGTCGACGCCGCAACCGCTGCCCTGTTGCAGGAGCGGAACGGTACAATCCACCGTGATCTGGTCTGGATCACCGCCAAGAACCGGGCGACTGGAGCGCTTGAGAGCATTGGCCTGTGGACCGGTCAGGATCACGCCGACATCGCGGTTGTTTCAGGGGAAACCGGCGCGACCGTGACCCGGACCTATTACGGGCTGGGTGGTCTTCTGAATGTGCCGCCGATTCCGCTTGTCTCTGACCTGACGGTGCGCAAGGTCTCCATCAGTTTCAGCCAGCTTGATCCTGCAATTGAGCAGGCCGTGCGGGGCTTCGATCCGAGGAACGGGCCGGTGGAGATCCATAGGCTCTATCTCGACCGCGAGACGCGGCTTCCGATTGCGCCGGCCGTGTCACGCTTCCTCGGCTTCATCAATGCCGCGCCGATTACCACGCCGAAGGCGGGCGCGGAAGGCAGCATCAGGCTCGATCTGGTGTCGCACACGCGCACGCTGACCAAAAAGACGCCCTCGCGGAAATCCGACGAGTATCAGCGGCGGCGGCTCGGTGATCGCTTTTACAGATACACGGATGTCGCCGGGCAGTGGGAAGTTGCCTGGGGCGAGGAATCAGGGCCGATAGGATGAAGCGACGTTCGTTCTGGCGGCCATCGCTCGCCGATTACTTCAGCCAGGTGCAGGGCCGACCCTTTGCATGGGGTTCGTTCGACTGCGCGCTGTTTGCCGCCGGCGCGGTTGAGGCCATGACGGGTGTCGACTTCGCGAAGGGTTATCGCGGAGCATACACCACGCTTGCCGGCGGGCTGCGCCTGCTCCGGACTGAAGGCTTCGAAACCCATGCGGATTTCGCGGCCGCGCATCTTACCGAGATCCATCCCTCGAAGGCGCAGGTGGGGGACATTGCCGCCATCGCCGTTTCTGATGCCGGGCTTTTCGCGCTCGGTGTCGTGCAGGGCGCGCGCATCATCTTCCTGCGACCGGAAGGCGGGCTCGGAACCACAGACCTTCTTCAGGCCGAGCGGGCCTTTCGGGTTTAGACCATGCTTCATCTGATCTTCTGGACCGCCTGGATCATCCTGGCGTCGACGGCGCACGCCCATGCCGGAGCGCTTGCGGGGCTCGTCAGCCTGCTGACATCGACGGCCTTCGGCAAGCTGATCCTGTCGGTGGCGCTGAAAGTCGGAATGTCGCTCCTGCAGCGGCTGATGATGAAGGACGAGGAGCCGTCGCAGCCGGGGATCAAGACGCGGATCGGTCTCGGTGGCGAAAAGCCGATGTCGTTCATCGTCGGCACCTACGCGACGGCGGGGCATCTGGTCTACGCGAACACATGGGGCAAGGTTCGGAAGACCCCGAATGCCGCGCTTGCACAGGTCATCAGTGTTTCTGATCTGCCGGTCTCCGCAATATCGAACGAAGTCTGGATGCGCGGGCGCAAGATCAACCGCAATCCTGGCGTCGGCGATCAGCCCGGATCCTTCGCGTGGTTCGGTGAGGGGAGCTATCCGTTCAGCGAGTTCACCCATGATGACTACGCCGGCATCTACTGGCTCTTCGCAAAGTACAGGACCGGTGGCGCCACCACTGCCGATCCGGAACTGCTCACGATCTTCGGAGGGGCAGGCCCGCGCGCATGGGATGCCGGCATGGTCGGGCGCGGTGTCGCGCATGTGATCCTGACAGCAGAGTTCAACCGTGACCTGTTTCGCGAAAGGCCCCAAGCGATCTGGCAGGTATCCGGCCTGCCGCTTTACGATCCGCGCCGCGACGCTTCCGTCGGTGGTTCAGGAACCCATGTCTGGGGCGATCCGGCCACCTATGAGTTCACCGACAATCCGGCGGTGATCATCTACAACATCCTGCGCGGCATCTTCTTTGAAGGTGAGCTGGTCTTCGGCGGAACAATCCCGGCAAGCCGGCTGCCGCTGTCGTCATGGTTTGCCGCCATGAATGAGTGCGACATGCTGGTGGATGGCGACCGGCAGTTCCGATGCGGTTATGAGATCAAGCCGTTCGAGCAGTCGCCGCTCGCCGTCATCGAGGAGCTGCTCAAATCCTGCAATGGACGCATGGCCGAGATTGGTGGCGTCTACAAGATCCATGTCGGTGCGCCCGCACTTCCCTCCTACTTCTTCAACGACGACAGCGTCGCCATCACGCAGGATCAATCCTTTGATCCGTTCCCGGGGCTTGAACAGACCTACAATGGCGTGAGCGCCACCTATCCCGAGCCGCAGGCGGCATGGGCGATGAAGGATGCGCCACGGCGGATCTCGCAGGCGTTTGTCGATGAGGATGACGGGCGCGAACTCATCGCCTCCATCGAGTTCAACGCGGTGCCGTTCCCGATCCAGGTGCAGCGTCTGCAGAAATCTCTGATGGAGGACAACCGGCGTTTCAGGCGCCATCGCCACACGCTGCCGCCGGAGGCCTGGCTTCTCGAACCGCTCGACACGGTGTCGTGGACAAGCGCGCGCAACGGCTATGCGAACAAGCTGTTCCTGATCTCGTCGATGGATGATCTGGAAAACTCCAACCAGGCCGTGTCGATACAGGAGGTGGATCCGGGTGATTACGTCTGGACGCCGGCAACGGACGAGCTGCCCTATTCGGTCGGGCCGATGGGGCCAATCGAGCCGCAGCCGCAGGTCATGTATGACTGGACGGCTGCGCCCGCGACCGTGCCGGACAATGACGGGCAGCCGCGCCGCCCGGCCATCCTGCTCGGCTGGCATGGCGACATACAGGATACGCAGGGCGTCGAGTTCGAGGTGCGGCTCGCCACTACGGCCGAGATCGTCTATCGCGGTCGCACCGATCAGGTGCTGGTCGGGCAGCTGTTGATCTCGCAGGGGCTGCTGCCCGCCATGGACTACCAGGTGCGCGGCCGTTACCTGCCATACTCCAACCGTCCGAGCCTCTGGTCGGGCTGGCTGGCTGTCCGCACACCTGATGTGAAGTTCGACGTTTATCTCGACATCGATCTCGACGGGCTCAACGAAGCCATCGGCGAGCGCACCGAGTTCGTCGAGTTCAACACGCGCGAGACCATCGAGCGCGCGCTTGAGAATGCCACCGCCGACATGGCCGATTTCGACCAGCAATATGGTCAGATCCAGCGACTGCGGCGCGAGGCATCTGTCAGCTATGCAAACCTGACTTCATCCTACAAGGAAGCAGTCCTGGTTGTTGCTGGCGAGACTAGTGCGCTGTCGCAACGTCTGGAGATACTAGAGGTAACAGTCGATGAGGATATCGCACAGGCAGTCGATCTTCTCACGGCGGAGATCGAACTGGTTGAGGGGCAGATCACCGCCATTTCCGACGCCATTACGCAGGTGAGCACGAAGGTTGACGACGTGTCGGCAAACGGCACGTTCCGTGTTCAGGCAGGCGCGTCGCCGGGCGGTGGCTGGGCGCGAGCCGTCCTGCAGGTGAGCGCCGACGACGGTGTGACCTTTGAGCAGGCGTCGATCTTCCTCGATGCCCGCACCAGCGGTTGGCCGCGCAGCCGCTTGGTTCTTGATGCCGAGAGCGTTTATTTCGGCGATCTGAGCAGCGGCAATATCCTGAATGCGGTGATCTATTCTGCCGGCGAGTGGCGCATGAACGTGGCGAACATCGGCACGGTGAATGCGGGGCTGGTACAGGGCAATGATGGCAAGATGCGCATCGAACTGGACAACAGTCGCCTATTGGTCGCCGACTGATGACGGATCGCGTTCTCATCGGCGCGCATGACAGCACGCATGTGTTTCGTGCGTCGCGCCCCGGATTCGATGTAAAGAGCACTGCCTTGTCGCCGGAACAGCTTGCCTTCGACAGTCGCTGGCCGGAGATCGGCAACATCCTCATGCGGGGAACGTTTCAGATATCCGGAAACGGTAGCAAAGAGGTCTTTTTTGCAACGACCTACGACAGCCCCCCAATGGTGATTGTGCATATGTCGGGGCCGAATAACGACCTGTCCAGTTGGTATCTTGTCGACGGGGCTTGTTGGTACGATTTCAATGTAAGAGTTGATTTGTACAAGTACAAATTCTGGGTTGTGAAAAGAGATAGCAATAATATCGGTAGTTCGCAGCGTACATTTCGATACACCGTATTGAGGAATTTCTATGCCTGATCGTGTGTTGATTGGGGCAAGAGGCGCAGATAGCGGTCTTTTTATCTCTAAGCCCGGTTTCGATGTGACGACGGCGGCAGATGAGCAATTGGTCTTTCGGACGACTGCCGGATTTGAAACGCTTCAAGTCGTGCAGACCGCAAGGGTTTATCTGACAACAGGAAGCCCGGTGACGATAACGGTGCCAAACCTCGGATACTACCCAAAGGTTCTTATTCAGTCTGACTGGAATGCCAATGCGTTCCTCTCTGTTGGGTCGGGCTCCCATATTTTCCACTGGGTGGACTATCTCTCGCTCACGAGCATTCGATTGAACGTCGACAAAAACAACATCCACGACACCAACTATTCTCTCTATGTCGTGTTGAGGGAGGACATCGGCGTTGCCTGACAGGGTATTGATCGACGCATCAGGTGTGCGGGTCTCGAAGAGTGGTTTTGACGTAAAGACGGCCAGTGAAGCGCAACTGATGTTCAATTCGCGCTGGAGCGCGATGAAGCGGCTCGTCTTCGGTCAGTTCGATATTTGGATTCCGCCTGAGGGAGAACTTGCGAACAGCAAGACAATTCTGTTTGGCAAGACGTTCAACTACAGGCCTTTGGTTTTCTCGGCCGTCCTTCTCTACAACGATCACACTGGGCCGGATCGGGATGACCGGTCTGCGCAGCAGCATATCGGAACGGCGGCCTACTTTGTTTTCTACAATCCCAGGCCGCCCATTCGATATGTGGTGAACGTGCAGAATGACAGGTTCATTTATTCCGTAAATTCAAGCTATCGCGGCACAGACGGGGTTTGGACAAAGAACCGTGTCTATTACGCCGTCTGGGATCACGGGTTAGGCTGATGATTGTCGAATATGATCAGGCAGGGCGGATTTTTCACGTGATCAGTGATCCTGTTCCTGAAGGGCTGGCAGAGCTGATGAGAGAGAACGGACAGACCTTTCTCGATCTGCCGCCGGCGCCGCTGCCAGAGGTGCAGAAGCGCGACCCTGATACGGGCCATCTGCTGTTCGATGGCGACGGCGAACCCGTTCTGGAGTCGCCCGGATTGAGCTTTGCTGAATGCGATCTCTCGACGGACCATGTGGTCGAAGGCGAGATCGTGCGCCGACCCTCCTGCGGCTGCGGAGTGAGTGTGTCCGGGCGCGTGGTCACCCTGACCGGTCTGCCTGAAGGATCTGTGCTGTCCATTCTTCTCGATCCCGAAGACATGAGCAGCGTGGCGCAAGCGGAGGCGGCAGGCGAATTTTCTTTCGAGGTTGATGAACCCGGTCCCGTCCGCATCTGCGTCACCCCGCCCTGGCCGCTTCTGGAGGAGGTCTTCAATGTTGAAATTGAGTAGGTCGAAGCTCCACCGGGAGAAGGCTCTGGATCTTATCGACCGGCATTACGCTGCGCGCATCGATGCCGTTCTCGGCCCCATGGCGGCGCTGCACATGCTGAAGCGCATAGTGCCGGCAGGTGAGCTGGTCGCGGATCGGGAAGCCATCCTCCAGCGCGCGAAGGAACAGGATGCAGAGCTGGCGGCAATCGACCGTGAGCGCCGTGACCTGAAGGCAGCGGTGCGGGCTGCCGCTTCGAGCAATGAGATCAAGGCGCTGATCGCGCACCTCTGACACCACCCACACACCACCGGACAATCTATGACTGACCAGCCAAAGAAGCAGGTCAGCCCGATGGCTGCTGCCGTCGAGGCGACCGCGCTCAACGACTATTACCGCAATCGCTGCCTGATGCTTGCCGACGCGCTGGAGCGTGAGCGGCAGGAGAAGGACGCCATGCAGACCGAAATCGACCGGCTGACGAAGATCAACGGGAAGCTGCAGGACGGCGCGGCGCAGGATGCTGCAAAGGCCGAAAAGAAGGACGCGCAGAATGGCGGGTAACCTCTACGAGCAGGGCTACTACGAGACCGGCTCCGCATCCGTTACGCAGGGCCAGACCGTTGTCACGGGGCAGGGCACTGCATGGTCGCAGATCGTGCGGCCGGCGGATGACTTCGGCAAGCATGTCGGCATGCCTATCCCAATTGCGTCGGTGGACAGCGACACGCAGATCACGCTGGCATATCCGTGGCCGGGGCCGACGCAGGCCGCTGCGCCGTATCGGGTGACCTTCACGCCCTATCATGTCGTCTATCGGCAAATGCTGCAGCAAATCATGCAGCTGCTTTCGAGCGGCAACGTTTCGGCTCTGGCGGGAGTTAATCTCGGCGCTGGAAGCTTCCTGCGAGGCACGGGACCGGGTGCGATGGAGGCGGTGGAAGGCAAGAAGTTGGATGCATTCCGCGCGCTGGGGGGCGGTGCTGACAGACTGCCTTACTTCGATGGCGATGACACCATGGCGCAGACGGCGTTGTCAGGGTTCATGCGCACTCTGCTGGATGACACTGACGGCCCAACCGCTTACGGAACGTTGGGAGACGTGCCACACGCCCAAATTCCGGGCGACTTAACATCTGACAAAGCGTTCAGACGCGGGAATGTTCTAGGCACTGTCTCCCAATCAGGCGGCGTCCCGACGGGTGCAGTTATCGAGCGCGGGATCAATGCTAACGGTGAATACGTGCGCTTTGCTGACGGCACGCAAATTTGCACGACTACTAAATCGGTCAGTCTTGCGTCGGCTGCCTACCACGATTTTCTATACCCGGCGACATTCACAGGTGATGTGTTTGGTTCGTGGTCCGCCACCAAGACACAGGCGGGTGCAAACGTCGCGGTGCTGGGATCCTGTTTCTTGGCGACTTTGGGCGTTGAATGGTCTTTCAGGGTGAATATTTCTGGCGGCTCGACTACAGCCATTTATCTTGCCGCAATCGGGAGGTGGTTTTGATGTTCATTTCATTTTCCCCGCAGCGGCGCGATGCGTCTCTGTCTCTCTCGAGATCGGGCGATGTGCTCACCATCAACGGCGAAGCGTTCGACCTTTCCGTTGTTCCGGAAGGCGCAACCCTTCCTCGTGAAGCGATCAGCAGCGACTGGTTTGCCGGTCCCGTCGAGCGCGTTGGTGGGGAATTGCACATCTCAGCAATTCTGCCGCACGGGCCGAACCCCTCGCAGGCTGTGGCTTTCCCACAGCCGATCACCGTCAACGAAGACGGGCCGATTGCAGTGCCGTCAGACGACCTGGGGGAGACAGGCGAATGAACATTGATCTATCCAAGCTTGTCACGGCCGAGATGAAGGCAGCGCAGGGGCAGGCTGATCTAAAGGCCGGCATCGATGCTGAGCGAGACCGCCGCATCAATGGCGGCTTCATCTTCGAGGGCGTCGAATACCAGTCGCGCCCGGAGGATCGTGAGAACATCGCGGGTGCGGCCACGGCGGCGCTGGGCGTAATCATGGCAGGTGCGCAGCCGGGGGATTTGCGATGGCACGGCGGGGCGGAGGACTTCGCATGGATCGCTGCCGACAACACAATGCACACCATGGATGCGCAGACTGTCTACGCCTTCGGTCAGGCTGCCATGGCGCACAAGCAGGCTCACATCTTCGCCGCTCGGACGCTGAAAGATGCTGATCCGAACCCGGATGATTTCGCAGGCGATCAGTGGTGGCCGTGAGCGCCGAGGAGCGAGGGCGTTTTAATCCACGTCTTGAGGCTTGGGGGCCAAGGGCGAAGATCCTCGCTCGCCGGCGGCGGCAACATAGCTGCGCGGCGTTATCGCACCACTGGCGTGATCGCGTAATGCCGACGCTCAGATGTCAGAAAAACCCCCGCCGAATGCTTGTTGAGTTGGGGCTCCATTCGGCGGGGCAGAGTGGGCTGTAACGTACTGGATGCTGGCCGACTATCCGTCTGCGGGGAGCAGTGCAGGAGTAGGCCAGCGGCCGCAACGTAGGCACTGCGCTTGCTCGATTGAATGGTGCTTTAGCACACCTGCGGAAAGGCGTAAAAGGTGCTGGCAGGTGGATAGGGTATAAGCCCCCGCCTATCTCTCAGAAGAGCCCCAGATTCTTCGCCCCGCCAGCTGAACAAATCTACCGGCAAAATCTGAACGAGTGGTTGCTGTTGCTGTGGGTGGCAAAATTGCTTCGGTAAGAACATGCCAGCGCGCGGGGCTTGTTGGGTTAAGCGGGTGGGCTTTATGCCCGAACATGACGCGCGCTGGCGATGTCAGTCTCAGCTCAAATCGTTGCTGACCGGTAAACGCGCGGATGCAGAAAAACCCCCTGCAGGCTGACGTTGGGAAGCGCGTGCCTGCAGGGAGCGGCGGTGCCCCTTGGAGCCCAAGAGGGGTAGCAGTCAACACAGCTTGAGAGAAGCGCATCGAAGGCATCGCGCCTTAATGACGCGGCTCTCTTATCTGAATTCGTCAACAACAGCAAAGCGACGTGTATCGCACCCGTGCCCACCGGCGCGGCGCTTTCGCATGGGCTCATCACCAGAAAGGAAACGACATGACATGGCGTCTCGCGCGCAGCCTCGGACGGCTGCGTGAGCAAATCAACGCGGCTGCTCCGCTTCGTTCCAAGGCCAGCGATGGCACGATTGGTGATGCGGCTCATGCCTCCCGATCCTCCGATCACAATCCGTGGGTGAAGGATGGCGCCACCGGTGTGGTGACGGCGCTCGACATCACGCATGACCCGGCCGCTGGCGTCGATATTCAGAAGCTGGCCGACGCGCTGGTGGCCTCGAAGGATCGCCGTATCAAATACATCATCTGCAATGGCCGGATCGTTTCCGGGTCCGGGCAGAAGCAGCCGGCGTGGAAGTGGCGGGCCTATGGCGGCTCGAACCCACATAGCCGCCATATCCATATTTCCGTGAAGGCGAGCAAGGCGCTCTATGACGACGAACGCGATTGGCGCTTCGACACGGCGGAGATTGCCGAGCTCGCGCCGTCAGAAAGTGTGCTGCGGCACGGCTCACATGGCCCGTTCGTGAAGGAGCTTCAGGAGAACCTCTCTCGCCTTGGATATGTGATCCGGGCAGACGGCCGGTTCGGTGATGAGACCGATCGCGGCGTTCGCATGTTCCAGCGGCAGAAGGGCCTGAAGGTCGATGGTTGGGCTGGGCCGCGTACGCTGGATGCAGTCGGCCGCGCTATTGCCGAATTGGCATCGAAGCCGAAGATCGAGGCCGCGCGCGAAAACGCCAAGGAGCAGGCTGCGGAACAGGTCGAGCGGAAAACCGGATGGTGGCAGAATGTCACCGGCTTCTTCGGTGCGGGCAGCGTGGGTGGCGGGCTGCTTTGGGGCGTCGATTGGCAAACCCTTGTGGTGATCACAGGCGCGGCCATTCTCGTGATGCTGCTGATTGTGCTTTTGCGCAGGCAGATCGTGGCGGCCGTGCGCGATATTCATGAGGGGCTCGCCTGATGTTCGGCTTTGTCCTCAGCTTCCTGCTCTCGCCGCTGGGGAAGGCTCTGGCTGCGGTTCTGGCCGTCTCCGTCATCGCTGGTGGGATTTACCTTTACGGGCACCAGCGGGGCGCTGCGTCGGTTTTGCAGCGCCTTCAATCCGACCGCATCACAATCCTGAAAGATGGAAGGAAGATCGATGAGGAAGCGCTTGGCGCTGACGACACTGGCCTGTGTGCCCTTCTTGGCGGCTGCGAGCTGCCAGACGGCGGCGATCACTGAGCCCTGCGACGTGCTGGTGCCGATCAACCCGGCGCCGGCCACAAACTCTTACCTGGTGGCGAATGACCGCGTGACCGCCGTCGCCATCGCGCAGCATCGTGGCCGGTATCATAAATACCGCTGCGGGAAGTGACCACATGTAGTTGATAGGCAACGCAAATGTCAGAAGCGAGTGTTGAGCGGACCCTTGGTCAAATCCTTGGAGAGCTGAAAGGCATCGATGACCGCTTGATGCGCGCGGACGACAGCCGCGCCGTGGTGCATCGCCGGTTGGATGAAGTCAGCAACCGACTGTCGCATCTCGAAGGTGAGGCGGAGACAACAAAGGCCAAGGTCGATCAAATGCAATCTGTCACCGATGATGTCGTCAGACTGAGGTCGCAGGCTCAAGGCGCGGGCACTGCGGGGCGTTGGTTGATCCGTCTTGGCATCGGCATTGTGGGGTTCGCCGGCTGGCTGGTCGGTATCTACACCTGGCTGACTGGGCGGCCGCCGCCGTAACTAAATTTATCCTCCTCAACTTGCCCCGCTGGCTTCGGCTGGCGGGGGCTTTCTGCTTTCTAAGCCCGAAAAGAGAAAGAGCCCGAACATCAAGTCCGGGCTCTCTCGTCGGTGATATTCGGACGTAGCCGCAGACCTACATCAGCTTGAACTTGAGGCCGGCGCGCACCGCGTGGGAAGACGGATCGACTTTGAACAACCCGGCCGAACCAAAGTCCTCGGAACCAAAGTCGGAGTAGCGATACTCGAGGTTGAGTGTTGTGCGGTCCGTAACGGCCGTTTCAATGCCACCGCCAACTGAGAAGCCGTTCGCGTTCCAGTCGTACAGATTGCCAAGGCCGCTGACATTGACCTCGAAATGCTGGTGGCTATAGCCGGCGAGACCGTAGACAAGCGTACCTGCGCCAACCTTGTAGCCGAGGCGGGCGAGCACGTCGAAGCCGTAGTCGGCATCAATGGAGGCGTTGCCGCCAGGCGCGGAAAGCTCGCTGGAGATCGTGGAATAGCGCGCGTTTGCCATCACGCCTGCGACCCAGTTACCGCTGAACTCCATGTCGTAGCCGATCGAGGCTTCCGCGAAGATGCCCTCAGCGCCGATCCCGTTGAAGCCGAGGCCGAGGCCAGGCACTTTGAGATCATGAACTAGGCCACCGGCACCCACTGCCGCACCGATTGTCAGGCCATTCCAGCTATACGAAGGCGCATCGAAGCCCGCACCGCCGGAGTTCATCCCGAAGCGATAGTTCAGCCCTGCGTGGAATGTGTGCATCGACGGCGTAACCTCGATCACGCCTGCAGAACCGAAATCTTCCGAGCCGAAGTGCGAGTACCGGTACTCCGACTTGAGGGTCCAGTTGCTCGCGATTGCCGTTTCAATGCCGGCACCAACCACGAAGCCACTGCTGTCCCAGCTGTAATCAAGGCCGGCCGGGTTTGAGGAAACGTCGAAATGCTGCCAGCTGTAGCCGCCGAGAACATAGGCCAGCGTCGACGGCGTGAGCAGATAGCCGGCGCGCACGCCCACGTCGAACCCGTAGTCGGCCTTGGCGTCAATGGAGCCGGGGCCCATCGACAGCTTCGCGCCGATATTGCCGATCCGAGCGTCAGCAAACGCACCGATGAGGAAACGCGGCGACATCATGTAGTCGTAGCCGATGGTGAGTTCGCCGAACACACCCTCGCCGCCGATGCCGTTTGCCGAGGCGGCAAGCGGGTTGATGTCCACTTCGCCGACGAGCGCGCCTGCGCCGCCGCCAAAGCCAACATAGACGCCGGACCAGTTGTAGCCTGACTTTGCGTTTTCCGTGAGATCAGCCGCCGTGGCAGACTGCGTGGCAAGCGCCAGTCCGCAGCCTGCGGCAACTAATGCGATAAGACTCGTTTTCATGATTTCCCCCACTCCCTGAAGTGTACTCAGTTGGCTTAATACAGCTGCCACGGAGAGAGTCCATACGGTCGTGTTGTCAAATTGTGAAAACGGATAGGTTGTGTTTTCTATGCAACATTTGAGTTGAACCGCTTTCCTGATTGGCTCTTTTGGTCCGCATAAACCGTGGCCTCACAATGCCTTGAGGGGTCCGCTTGAACACTTGGGTAGAGTGGAGCGGACAATGAAGCTTCACGCAATTATCGAGGATTTTGTCACACGAGATTGATCCAGGTTAATTGTGTTGCGGCTAAATTACGCTAGGGAACCCCGGCTGTTTGGGTGGGGACCCGCATCAAAGAACTCCAAGGTTTCGTTTTTGAGATCTTTCTTTTTACTGCTGTTGATATCCGTTTGAGATGCTTCTGGTCGGTAGCTGGGCCTCTGCTCCTCCTTTAACCGTGTCTGCTTGGGGGGAGACATGATTGACTTTCTTCAGAATTGGAGAGGGCTCGCGGTTCCGATTGCTCTCGTTTTATGTCTGTTGGTGTTTTTAGTGCTGTTGTTTTTTCGTCCGCTCGATTTGCCGGGGCGAGCCAAAGCAAATGTTGGAGTAGATGGCGCTGGCTCGGATGGAGCCGATCCGGACGCTGAGCTTTGACGTAATTGGTCAGACGTTTCTTCGAACCGAGAAGCGTTTCAGTCGGGAACCTCCGGCGCTTCCACGATCATCAGCTTGTCGTCGGGCAGGGGGCGTTGAAGCTTCTTCGCTTCCTCCCATGGCTCTGTAAGCCATGCAGTCATTTCGTCTTCCGTGGTGAGGATGACCGGCATGGCCTTCTTGTGCACTGGCTCGACAACGCCGTTGGGCTCTGTGGTCAGGAAGCCATAGACCTCATGGTCGGCTGGTTCCTCGCGCGCCATGCGCTTGCCGTGCCACGGTGTCCAAAGGCCGGCGAAGACGAACAGGGGGCGATCCTCACTCAGTGCAAACCATGCATTCGGCGTCCGCTTGTCGCCTTCCTTCCGGCTGGTGGGATCGGGCTCGGCGAAGCTCGTGACCGGCACAAGGCAGCGGCTTTCAGGCGAGAGCCATTTGCGCCAGTGGGCGGATGATGTGTTGCGGATGTTCGTAACGCCGCTGTCGTGCTTTCCCTTGATGAACATGGGCGGCGTCGGCATGCCCCAACGGGCACGCACCTTTTCCCGCTCTCCATCCTCTCCCACGCGAATAATCGGCGCATAGCGGTTCGGATAGACCTGCAGTGACGGCTCATTGAAGGCATACTCGCGCGTTGTCTTGATGAAGTCGCGGATCGCCTGGCGCGTCGTCGTCATATTGTAGAGGTTGCACATCGGTCGGGATCACCTCGGCCATTGATTTATGACCATGATGGTATTGCCACGGGCGTTTTGGCAACTCCTGCAGCGCAGGCGCTTTTCCAGATCGATCGCTGTTGCGTCCCGGCCGTAGCGCCGCTCAAGCGCGCGGCGGTCCAGCTCGGATATGGATTTGCAGCGCCGGCATATGGCACCGAGCACATAGTAGGGCTGAATGTCCTTCAGCCGGATCTGGCCGTCGCGTGTGAAGAAAACCACCTCGGACAGGTGGAGTGGTTTGAACTGGCGCAT